TCTTACAGACGTGCCGTCACCTCTGTTATCTTGGAAAACCAAGAAAGAGCTTCTAAAGAAGACGCTGCTTTCTTATCTGAAGCTGCACCTACAAACGCAACTGGTTCAGCAATTTCTAATTGGGATCCAATCCTAATTAGTTTGGTAAGAAGAGCAATGCCTAATTTGATTGCTTACGACATTGCAGGTGTTCAACCAATGACCGGTCCAACTGGTCTTATATTTGCTATGAGAAGCAGATACACTTCACAAACAGGAAGCGAAGCTTTCTTTGATGAAGCAGACTCAGACTTCTCTGGTAGAAATGCCGCTGGTTCAAGTGTAGATGGTTATTCATCTACTGCTCAGGCAGGAACTAACCCAGCAGTATTAAATGACTCTTCACCAAGTGCCTTCACAAAAGGTACTGCTATGACTACAGCTGCGGCTGAGGCATTAGGTGACGCAAGTGGCAACGCATTTGCTGAAATGGCTTTCTCAATCGAGAAATCAACGGTAACTGCTAAGTCAAGAGCTCTTAAAGCGGAATACACTATGGAACTTGCTCAAGACCTTAAAGCAATCCACGGTTTAGACGCTGAGACTGAACTTGCAAACATTTTATCTGCTGAGATTCTTGCAGAAATCAACAGAGAAGTTGTTAGAACAATTTACATCAACGCTGAAAAAGGTGCTGCTGTGAACACAACTAACGCTGGTATCTTTGATTTAGACACAGACTCAAATGGTAGATGGTCAGTTGAGAGATTCAAAGGTCTTATGTTCCAATTGGAAAGAGACGCAAACAGAATCGCTCAGAGAACAAGAAGAGGAAAAGGTAACATTATAATCTGTTCATCAGACGTTGCCTCAGCTCTTCAAATGGCAGGTGTATTAGACTATACTCCAGCTCTTAACAACAACCTAAACGTTGATGACACAGGTAATACTTTTGCTGGTGTTCTTAACGGTAGATACAAAGTATATATTGACCCATACTCTGCTAATAGTGCTGCTAAGCAATACTATGTAGTAGGTTATAAAGGTACTTCACCTTATGACGCTGGTATGTTCTATTGTCCATATGTACCTCTACAAATGGTTAGAGCAGTTGGTCAGGATACATTCCAACCAAAAATCGGTTTCAAAACACGATACGGTTTAATTGCAAACCCATTCGCTGAAACTGGTGCGATTTCAGGTGCTGCTACAGCAGTAAATGACGCTGGTTCTGCTAACTCTAACAGATACTACCAAAGAGTACAGGTTGCTAACTTAATGTAATCTTACTTTGCGAAGTACAAACTTCAGAAAAGGGCGGCTTTTAGTCGCCCTTTTTTTTGCTCTCCGTAATGGATAAATATCCATATGACAACGACAAACGCATTATCAAGACAACCAACTAAACTAGACTTGGCGTCGCCACAGCAGTTTAAGTTTTCTATTATCAAATTACCTAAAGTAGAATATTTTTGCACGTCTGCCAATGTGCCTGGTATTAGTTTAGCTAGTGCAGTACAACAAACTCCACTAAAAGATATTCCTGTTCCTGGTGATAAATTAACATATGGTGACCTAGAAATATCATTTATGGTAGATGAAAATTTAGATAACTACCGAGAAATACACGGTTGGTTAACTGGTATTGGTTTTCCTAAAGACAGACAACAATACACTAGTTTACTTGATAGTAATAAAGATAGATTTCCTGTCATAGGAAAGGATAGTAAATCTACTGACCCTGGAAAAGTAGTCTCTGGTGCTACTCCGATAGGTCCGGTTTATTCAGACGCCACGTTAAACATACTATCTAGTAAAAATAGAGGTAATATTGAAGTTAGATTTAGTGATGTATTTCCTACATCATTATCTGGTCTAAATTTCAATCAACAGGCAGATGATGTTGAGTACCTATCTGCTACGGTGGTCTTTCAATATAGAATATATGAGTTTGCTAAAGTTGGTAAAAAAGCGACTGATATTGTAACCTAGACTTTACTTTTTAGTTAAATTATGATACATTGGGTATATTATGGATTTAGAAAAATTACAAGAGCAGGCTGATAAAGACCTTAAATTAAACGATACAGAATTAGATTTAGAGTCTCTAAAAACACCTCAATTACACAACAAATATATGAAGCACTTAACAACATTTAAGTTAATGTTGAGTAAGGCAGAGTCAGAATTATATACTCTTAAACGTGAAAAGTGGGAGTATTATACAGGCAAAGCTGACGCTTCAGTATATGCACAGAAACCTTTTAACTTAAAAATTTTAAAACAAGACGTTGACAAATATCTTGATTCAGATGTTGATATTCAACGTGCAAAACACAAAGTAGAATACTTACAAACTACAACTGATTTTTTAGATAGAACTATTAGACAAATTTCAAATAGAACCTTTACAATAAAAAATGCAATTGAGTGGCGTAAGTTTACCAGCGGCGCCATTTAATGAAAAATATAAGATATCTTGTCATTGACAGGAAAGATGACGTTTATTTAAAGATTGAGGCAGACGAGAGTATTCGTAGAGACCTTGGCGAATTCTTTACCTTTGAGGTACCAGGTTTTAAGTTTATGCCTCAATATAGAAATAGAGTTTGGGACGGCAAGATAAGATTATTTTCATATCAAACTGGTCAAATATATACTGGTTTATATCCTTACATTTTAAAATGGTGTGCTGACAATGAGGTAGAAGTTGTTGATGGCACAAAAATAAAAGATACTAAAGTTGAAGAAAGTAAAGTTAAAGACTTTATTAAAGCATTAAAAATACCATTAGAGGTTAGAGACTATCAAAAAGAGGCATTTATATATGCGACTAAAAAAAATAGATGTTTGTTATTGTCGCCAACTGCCTCTGGTAAATCTCTTATTACATATCTATTAGTAAGATTTAATCTATTAAGATTAGATAAAAAAATATTAATTATTGTGCCGACCACTTCACTTGTAGAACAACTATATAAAGATTTTAAAGATTATGGTTGGTCACCTGAAAAAAATGTACATAGAATATATCAAGGTCACGGAAAAGAAACAAATAAAAGAGTGGTTATATCTACTTGGCAATCAATATATAATCAACCTAAAAAATGGTTTACACAATTTGAAATGATTATTGGTGATGAAGCACACTTATTTAAGGCAGTTTCATTAACAAAAATTATGACCAAACTAATTAAATGTCCTTACAGAGTAGGTATGACAGGTACTTTAGATGATTCAAAAACTCACAAATTAGTATTAGAAGGACTATTTGGTGCTGTAAATAAAGTAGTAACCACAACGGAACTTATGGAGAAAGGCAAACTAGCTGACCTCAAAATATATTGTTTGGTCTTACAACACGGTAAAACGGAACGTGAATTTATAAAGAATAAAACCTATCAAGAAGAAATGGATTTTATAGTATCTAATGAAAAGAGAAATAAGTATATTAGAAACTTGGCCTCTGGTCTTCAAGGCAATACACTATGTTTGTTTCAATATGTAGAAAAACACGGAAAGGAATTGTATGAAGCAATTAAAGATAAAGCAAAAGATAAAAGAGTCTCTTTCGTCTATGGTGGAGTTGACGCCACAAGAAGAGAAACTATTAGAGAGCTTACGGAAAAGTCTGACAACGCCATTATCGTGGCGAGTTATGGGACTTTCTCTACCGGCATTAATATTAGGAATTTGCATAACATTATTTTTGCTAGTCCTAGTAAATCCAGGATAAGAAATTTACAATCAATTGGTCGTGGTTTGCGACTAAAAGATAATAAATCACACGCAACTTTATATGATGTCGCAGATGATTTATCTTATAACGATAAAGAAAACTATACTCTGGCTCACTTTAGAGAACGGATAAATATTTACAGCGGTGAAGACTTTGATTATGAAATCCATAACGTAGAGATAAACAATGCACCAAAAAGTTAAAACAGAAACTAATATAAAAGTAATTAAGTTAATTAATGGTGATGACATAGTTTGTAATTTACCACAAAAAGAACTTCAATTACCAGACAATTCTCCTTTATTGAGATTAGAACGGCCATTACAAATTAAGTATGTGCCTCAAATTACCGCTACTGGTTTTAGAGATTATATAGCATTAATACGTTGGGTAAATTTCTCACCTGATAATGTTATTACTATACCAAAAGATAAGATTATGACTATTACAAAGGCAACCAAAGAAATGTCAACTCAATATGGTATTATATCTAAAGAATATCACACGATACGGCCGCCTGAAAAGAAACAAGAGTCATATCAGAGAAAAGAATTTACTGCTGAAGAGAGTAAAAAAATAAGAGAAATATTTGAAGAATTTGATGATGATGAAGATGATAATAAAACTATCCATTAGTGTTTCTGAACACGCTACACCGCTCATTATACATAAAATTTTTCAATTGTCAAGTGTGAAACGAACATTGACTTTTTTAACAAAATAATATAATATGAGGATATTATGGCAATAAGAACAAAAGCAAAACCCGAACATTACGTTAACAACAAAGAATTCTTGGCCGCTATGGTGGAATACAAGAAAATGTGTAAACGTGCAAAGAGGGAAAAAAGAAATAAACCACCTGTCACCAATTACATAGGTGAGTGTTTTTTAAAGATAGCGAATCACCTATCATATAGACCTAACTTTATTAATTATACTTACAGAGACGATATGATAAGTGATGGTATTGAGAATTGTTTACAATACCTAGATAACTTTGACCCCTCAAAATCAAACAATCCTTTTGCTTACTTTACACAAATTATATATTACGCTTTTGTTAGACGAATTCAAAAAGAAAAAAAACAAACTACTATTAAACAAAAAATGATTGCAGATTCTAATTATGATGATATGACCTTGCAACCAGGTGAAGACAGAGAATTTAAAAATCAATTCACAGAATTTTTGAAACAAAATCTACCAAAAGAAGAAGACCCTAAATTAGTACCGAAGAAAAAGAAAACTAAAAAGAAGTAATGAAAATAGCGTTGTTAAATGATACTCACTTTGGTGTGAGAAATGATAGTCCGGCTTTTATTAAATATCAAAATAGATTCTATGATGAACTATTTTTTCCTTATATAAAAGAAAACAATATTGATACACTTATTCATTTAGGTGATGTGGTAGATAGAAGAAAATTTATTAATCATAATACGGCACACAATTTCAAAAAAGTATTTTTTAATAAACTAGAAGAATTAAATATGAATACTCATATTATTATTGGTAATCACGATACTTATTACAAGAATACAAACGAAGTAAACGCTTTACAAAATTTAGATATCAATAAAGGTGCCAAGTTATATACTAAAACAACAGAGGTGGAGTTTGATGGTTTACAAATATTGTTTATACCTTGGATATGTGATGACAACGAAACTGATTCTGTTGAAAAGATTAAAAATAGTACCTCATCAATTGCAATGGGTCATTTAGAGGTAAAAGGTTTTGAAATGCATAATGGCCATTACAATGACCACGGCCAAGAAAAGGCAATGTTTAAAAGATTTGAAAAAGTTTTGTCTGGTCACTTTCATAAAAAGTCAGATGACGGACA